ATGGGTGACTCATCAAAATACTTAAATGATTTTTCTGATTACCTAAGTGACATAGATTCAGATGATTTTAACTATGAGAAGTACAATCATATAGCATCCAATAGCGAGCAAGATAGTTTTGATATCGCAGCCGCTCTACAAAAAGCTACAGAAATGAGAGTTAGGTACTTAATCAACATGTATCTTGAGCGAACAGGGAGTCGCAACCTATGCCTATCGGGCGGGGTTGTGTTAAACTGTTTAATGGTCGGAAAAATGCACGAGTGGTTTGATGGGAAAGTTGACAACATTTTTGTTGATCCTATACCATACGACGCCGGGTTAGCACTTGGCTCTGCACGCTTTCTGTGGCATAAAGTTTTAGGACATCCTAGGATTAAATGGGAGGACAACTCAACACCTTATTTGGGCGAGAAGCACTCTCTTGATATGATAAATGAGGTATTGGACAATAATGCCGATAAAATAGAGTTTAGAACAGCGTCCGATTCTGAAGTTGTAGATCTACTAATAGATAAAAAGATCGTTTCAGTTTTTGGCGGCAGATCTGAATCAGGCAGAAGAGCCCTTGGAAATCGCAGCATTCTTGCAGACCCCCGACATTCAGATACAAAAGATATAGTTAATGAGCGCGTAAAGCATCGCCAATGGTATAGACCGTTTGCTCCCTCAATTTTAAGGGAAGAGGTGAGCAATTGGTTTGAAAGGGATATTAGTAGCCCATACATGTCGTTTGCGATCCCCTTTAGAGAGGATAAGAGAGAGTTAGTGCCGGCAGTTGTTCATTTTGACGGGACTGCTAGATTACAAACTGTAACTGAAAACGACAACCCTTGGTACTACAAATTGATCAGCCTATTTAATGACAAAACGGGCGTTCCGATACTTCTTAACACTAGCTTCAACGATCGTGAGCCCATTGTTGAATACCCTGAACACGCTTTGAATTGCTTTTTGGGAACCGAGATTGATTATCTATATTTTTATGAGAAAAATATTCTAGTTTGGAGAAAAGATGCTAAAGAAGACGGTTAACATAGTTGGCTCCCCAGGCTGGTATGATCAAGAAGAATATGAAGGCGGTATGCGTGGACTACCTCTTGTTGACTATGAGGTAACTTACGATAAAAAGTCTAACAATCGTTTGACAATCTTTGTTAACAAGAAGGGCATGGAGAAAGCCTCAGAAGTTGAGTCAGATACAAAGGTTGCCCTAATATCCGATTGTAGATGGGTTATTCCAGAATACTATGAATATTTTGAAAAAAATCATGAAAAATTTGACCACATAATCACTTATGACGATGTGATGATAAAAAACTTCCCCAATAAGGTCTGGATAACGCCAGCTGGCGGAAGCTTTATTTGGCCAAAACATAAGCAGAAGATTCATCCAAAAACAAAAGCATGTTCTTATATCGCCTCAACAAAAGACTGGAACCCACTGCAGGTTTTTAGGAAAGGGCTGTTAGGCTATATTGGTAATACGTATGGCAAGTTTATTGACTTATATGGCACTGGACATAGACCCTTGAAGGACGTTGTGGGTAAAATAGATGGACTTGCTGATTATGCCTTTTCAATCGCTATAGAAAATGTTGAGTCAGACTATTATTTTTCTGAAAAATTAATAGATTGTTTCTTGGCTGGAACAATACCGGTTTACTTTGGCAATCGCAATTTGTCTAAATATTTTAACATGGATGGGATAATTTGCTTAAGACCTGCGATTCATCTTGTTCCCTCTGACTTTAAACTACGTGGGATGAATGAACATGCAGCAGAAACTTGGAAGCGAGAGGTTTTTCCGACAATAGACCCGGCGAACTTAATTATACGCAACAAAGAAGACCATGGCGTTCAAAGAAGCGTTAGAGCGTTTCCCCCTGTTGATTATGCGTTAGATTCTAAAGCGTTTTTAAATGAGATAGTTTTAAAACTAAACAATGAAGAATATGCCAGGCGCTTTGAAGCCGTAAAGGAAAATTTTGAATTAGCTAAAAAGTATATTGATAGCATTAGCTATGCCATAAAGACACATTATGAGTAAGATCGGGTACTTTATTTTGCTTTGACCCTTGTTTGTTGAAAAATTTAGATTTTTTAAGGTATAATAAGGATGTATTTTATGCTCCGCATTTTGGTGAAGTTTAAAGAATATCCAAAAACATAGATTTTAAAGGACAAGAGATGACAGATAAGAAAGTAAATTATACATCTTGGCCACTTGGTAGGATCCCGTTAGAGTGGCACCGACCTGAGTTAGATCAGCTTCGCGAAGCCGGGTACGAATGGAGTGATCCAAGAGATGCTGTTGATATTTTTGAGAAAAAGGTCGCGACGTTTTCTGGCGCTAAATATGGAATTGCCGTGGATTGTTGCTCCAATGGGTTGTTTTTATGCCTAAAGTACCTGAAGGCTACAGGTAATATAACCATACCCTCTCAGACTTATGTTTCTGTGCCAATGCAGATAATTCATGCTGGGTGTGGTGTAATCTTTGAAGACCTACAGTGGTCTGGGATCTATCAACTTAAGCCCTATCCAATTTACGACGGAGCCACCAGATTTACGAAAAATATGTTTGTTGGTGATGACGCACTTCAGGTAGTTTCTTTTCAAATTAAAAAGAGGTTGCCAATCGGTCGTGGCGGGATGATACTGACAAATAGCGAGGAAGCATATAACTGGCTAAAGAAAGCCTCATATGACGGTCGCGACCTGGAAAAGTATTACCCCGAGGATGATTTTGAAATACTAGGGTGGCATATGTATATGACCCCCGAAGATGCCGCTCGCGGCATTTTATTGATGGACCAGCTACCGGATGTAAATGAAGATTCTGGCGGCTCAGAAAATTATTCAATTTTGTCAGATAAAGAAATTTTTAAGAATAGGAGACACTGATGACAAAGAAGGCGTTAATTACAGGAATTGCAGGACAGGATGGGAGTTACTTAACTGAGTACCTATTGGGTCTTGGATATGAGGTTTACGGCGTTGTTCGTAGAAGTTCTGTCTCTGAGAACCAAGATAGCCGCTTACGACACCTAAGACATAGGATTAAGACTTATTACGGAGACTTGCTTGATGTCCCGTCTTTAACACGAATCATGATGGAGGTCATGCCTGACGAGATTTATAATCTTGGGGCAATGAGTCACGTTAGGGTTAGTTTTGATGTTCCATCATTTACAATTAAAACTAATGCACTAGGTGTTTTGAACCTTCTGGAGGTTTATCGCACAGTTTGTCCAAATGCTAAGTTTTATCAAGCCAGTTCTTCAGAGATGTTTGGAAATTCAGTGGACGAAGACGGTGTTCAGCGACTTACCACACCAATGACTCCAGTTAGCCCATATGGCTGCGCCAAGGTCATGGGTTATAATTTGGTTCGCCACTATAGGCATGCGTATGGACTGCACGCCTGTAACGGAGTTCTGTTTAATCATGAGTCTCCTCGGCGAGGATCAAATTTTGTAACAAATAAAGTGGTTAAGACTGCTGTTGAGATTAAGAAGGGCATGCGAGATAAGCTAGAGCTTGGAAACATGGATTCATATCGCGACTGGGGGCACTCAAAAGATTATGTTAGGGCTATGCACCAGATTATCAATCATGATGAACCAACCGAGTTTATTGTAGCCACCGGCAGAACTCACTCTGTGCGTGATCTCTGCGCGCATGTTTTTGGTTATCTCAACATGAATTATGAAGACTATGTTGTACAAAATCCCATCTACATGAGACCGGAGGAGCTTCGTTATCTTAAGGGAGACCCGTCAAAGGCACAACAAATTCTTAACTGGAAGCCAGAGTACACCTTTGAGAGCATGATGAACGAGATGGTAGATTATTGGATGGAAATATTGTAGAAACATGATTACTTGTGATGTAATTGGCGCCGCCCCTGCAAACCCAGGTCTGGGAAATCAGCTTTTCACGATAGCTGCTACCGTTTCCTTGGCTCTAGACAATGATGCTGTTGCTGTCTTTCCAGACTTGCTACATCCTCCTTATAGGTTTTATGGCGAGACAATTTTTCACAAGCTAAATCACGGGACTGACAAAGGATTTGTTAAATACTTATACCAAGAAGAGCCATATACTAGCACAATATTTAATAAGATCCCATATATTGATGGTTTATGCCTAAGAGGATATTTCCAGTCTTACAAATACTTTTATCACAATTTGAAAAAAATAAGAGAATTATTTGTTATGCCACAGGAAATTTTAGAGACAATAAATGAAAAATATAATAATGTTTTTTGCTTTGATGATTCAGTTTCTTTGCATGTTCGCCGTGGCGATTATGTAAAAATGTCTGACAAATACACTTCTTTGGGTGACACATATTACAATAAAGCATTATCCAAAATTGAAGATTATTCCAAAGTGATAGTATTTAGTGACGATATAGATTGGTGTCGTAAGGAGTTTCTTGTAAACCACCAAGACCGAAAACACTTTGAGTTTATTGACGGCGAGTTAGACGTAACCGATCTTTACTTGATGTCTAAGATTAAAAATAACATCATAGCGAATTCCACGTTTTCTTGGTGGGGCGCGATGCTCAACAGCAATGAAGATAAACAAGTAATTGCTCCTTGGGAGTGGTTTGGACCAAGCAGAGTTAAAGATAACCGATCTGAGACGACAGACCTAATACCAGCAGAATGGAAAAGAATATAAAATGACAAAGATATTGGTCACTGGCGGCACCGGGATGGTTGGCACTGCCTTGCAGGAGGTTCTAAAAGACGCTATTTTTCTCTCTTCCAAAGATGCCAATCTAGTTCGCCAAGAGGAGGCGGAAAGAGTTTTTCAAGAGATAAGACCAGAAAAGGTTATTCACTTAGCTGCTCGCGTCGGCGGAGTAAAAGCCAATATGGATAATTTAGGACTATTCTTTTATGAAAATTTAATGATAAACACAAATGTGTTAGAATGTTGTAGGAAGACCGGCGTTGAGAAGGTTCTGTCTCTGTTAAGCACATGTGTCTATCCTGACATAGCTGAGTACCCCCTAAGAGAGAAGGTTATGCACTCTGGTCCTCCACATCCTACAAACTATGGCTACGCATATGCAAAGCGAATGCTAGAGGTTCAAACAAGAACATATAGGGAGCAATACGGATGTAATTATACAACAGCTATACCTAACAATCTGTTTGGTGAGAATGACTACTTTGATCTAGAAAACTCTCACGTTATACCAGCAATGATTAGGAAGATCTATGAGGCACGGGAGAGTGATCAAAACGTTCAGCTGTGGGGCGATGGAAACGTATACAGAGAGTTTACTTACTCAAAAGATATGGCTAAAATATTAGAATTTTTACTAAAAGAATATGATAGCCCAGATCCAATAAACATTGGTAACACCAAAGAATATAAGATAAAAGATGTAGCAAATACCATTGCTGACATTTTACATTTTCAGAATGAAATAGTCTGGGATACGACAAAACCAAAGGGACAGATAAAGAAGCCATCCGATGGATCTAAACTGAGAGACATTGGGTGGAACAACTACACAGAATTTTCTGACGCACTAACGAGTACATGTGAGTGGTTTGAGTCAAACTACAATGAAATAAGAGGAAAATAATGAAAAGAGTATTAGTCACAGGGGGTCTAGGATTTATTGGATCAAACTTAGTTGACATTTTAAAGGAAAATTATACTTGTGAGGTAATCGTACTAGACAACCTGATATCAGACTCAAGTAGTCAAGAGTACATGAGGAATGATGTTGAGTATTGGATAGATGATATAAGAAATCTAAATAATGGCAAATATGACAGAGAGGTGGATACAATATTTCACCTAGCTGCACTAGCTAGAATTCAACCAAGTTTTGAAAAACCACTAGAGACAATTAATGTAGACTCCTATGGCACAGCTGAGGTGTGTGAATATGCACGAAGAAACGGATCAAAGGTTGTTTATGCTGGCTCTAGTTCTTTTTATGGAGGACCCTATCTAAATCCTTATGCATTTGCGAAATGGCAAGGCGAGGAGATGTGCCAGCTTTATTCAAAATGCTTTGGTGTGAATACAGCGATCGCCAGATTCTTTAATGTATACGGAGTAAGGCAGCCAGAGAGTGGACCATACGCTACAGTTGTTGGTATTTTTGAAAAACTATATAGAGAGGGGAAGCCCTTAACTATCACTGGCGATGGGGAGCAGAGAAGAGACTTTACCCACGTTAATGATATCTGTAATGGCTTGATACAAATTTCTAAGGGTGATTGGAGTGGGGAAATTTTTAATCTTGGAACGTCCACAAACCACTCAATTAACGAATTGGCAGCGCTATTCGCAGGTAGTCAAACAGCATACATACCAGCAAGACCTGGCGAAGCAAGGAACACGTTAGCTGATATATCTGAGACTACAAAAAAGACAGACTGGAAGCCAAATTATAAATTAGAGGATTATATCCTCTCTACAACAAATAAATGAAAGGAAATTTAGTATGACAAACGAGCAAGTTAGAAATCTACAGACTAGAATTGCAGACCTAGCAGATAAGGTGGCAGTCTTAGAGGGTCAATTTAGAGTAACCCAAAATAGACTAAAGCAAGACATGAGCCGTCTAATCCAAATGGTTGAGAATAACAAGAATAGCTAGAAAGAGAGGAAAAGTAAAATGGAATTAAAAAGTTTTAATTTGTCCGACCAGGCTTTGGGAGCAGTAATGATGGCTCTCCAGAAGTCTTTGATGGAGCAATCGGACATTGTTCCAGTTTTAAAAGATTTTGATTTTATTCCAACAGAGGACGGTCTTATCGTAAAGAACCCGCCCCTGGTTAAGATGGAAGCAGAAGGAATGGCACTTTACGAACAGACTGACGATACTGAGAACGAATAATTGCCAACATATACTTACAGATGCGAAAAGTGTGATTTAACATTTGAGGAGTTTCACTCTATGAGCGAGACGGTGGATTACTGTAAATCTTGTGATCCACCCTCTCCTGTCAAGAAAGTGTTATCAAAAAACTTTAATATCAAGCGTGGCAAAAAAACAGACAATAAAAAGCCGGGTAAGATTGTAAATGAGTATATACAAGAAGCCCAAAGAGAACTAAAAGAGGAGAAAGATCGCCTCTCCAAGGAAGAGTACGTGTAAAGTGACAACATTTATATCTATTTTTTTGTTAGTATCTGTTTTTATAAACGCTGTTTTGATATGGTATTGTCGCAAGTTGACAAGTCAATTTGTTTTTTTTAGTCAAAATATAGAAAATCTTGAAACAGCGCTCCAATCCTTTGATAAACATTTGCAGTCAATTTATGAACTTGAGATGTTTTATGGAGATGACACCTTGGAGGGGTTACTAGAGCATTCAAAACAATTGCTCGCCTCAGTAGTGGATTTTAATGATAGTTTCTCTATAGAGGAAGAAGAGGAGGAAGAGGATGGCAACCCGTAAGCGAAGAGCAAAAAAGAAAAATCATTATTTTACGGCAGATCACGAGAAAGCCATCGTGCGATATGCAAATACCCGAGATATAAGGGAAAGAACAGAGCTTTATATACAGTATATTGAACCAGCTTTCAGCGAAATGGTGGATAAAGTTGTTTATACTTATAAGTTCACCACATTGCCAAATATTGATTCGCTTAGGGATGAGTGTAAAGTGTATCTAACCACGATATTGGACAAGTACGATCCCAATCGTGGTTCAAAAGCCTTTTCATATTTCTCGGTGATTACAAAAAATTGGTTCATTCACAAGGTAAAGAAGACAACTGCTCGTTCCCGCAGGGAAACTGACTTTGAAGATATTACTGGAGAGGTGGAGCAGAAATATTTATCCTCGTATAACCCATATCATCACAAGCGAGAAGAAGCAGAATTTTGGAACTTCTTATGGTGCGAAATAGCCACTTGGGACACTGGCAATTTAAAGGAGAATGAAAAGAAGGTCTATGAGGCTGTAAAGATACTGCTATCTAGCCCCGAGGATATTGAAATTTTCAATAAAAAGGCTATTTATCTATATATTCGGGAAATCACGGGGCTCAACACAAAACAAGTTGTCAATAACTTAAACAAGATGCGAGTCAAATATCGTGTTTTCAAGGGTAAGTGGAACCGTGGAGACATTTAATGAAAGACTTGACGGCTTACTTAGAAGAAGCCATTGATAATATCCGACAAGATCGGGACGTGACCAAAGAGCTTCTTGCTGATGTCATGCAATATATGTCGCAAGATCAGCACAGCCATAAAGAAGTCGGTCAAACAGCTGCTAAGTATGTAGAAACCCTACAGAGGTCTAATGAGCAGCTTGTAAAAGTAAGTGCAATTATTCACAAGCGAGAGAGTTCTGCTAGTGATCAAGGTTTGACTGCCAAGGATAAAGACGACCTTTTTAACATGATCAAGGAAAACGAGTAGGATGCCCTCTGATTTTGATCTAGAGCTGAATCCATATTTTGATGATCGCTTCCAACAGAGAGTGGAGCGCTCAGTATATGATAACCCAACAATAACTCTAGCTTATCTCAAAGAAGGGTCGCTTAAGAGTTATCGTCGTAACTTCCTGTCTCATACGAACACCTTTAAGGGGATTGTTCTAAAGGTGGAAGAAGGCTTTACAGGTGCCGCCACTGCCAGAGAGAGGACACCTGCCGAAGGAGACACTCCGAGGGAACTAGAGGTTAAAAACACTTTTCGTGTCCGGGTCAGAATCCCGGAAGTGCACGCACATATACCATTACCCTGTAGTGGAGACACAATTGATTATGCCGCGCTCCAGAGAGGTGTTGTTGAGATGCATCCGCTTTTTGTCGCCAGGGGTATTCCAGGCGAGCCGCCAAGCGCAGGAGATATCGTAGAGGTAAGCTTTTATAGAGGACCCGAAGGCGGAAACCAGGTAGACGGAATATTCCACAGGGTTTATCAGAAGGGTCTAGGAGCCTCTGACGCTTCAGCCTGCGTTTGTGCGGACGTCCCCGGTTTCTCCGTCAGTAGGTACAAATCTGGCGTTGCATACGGCGCTCCTCGTTCCAACTTAGCATCTCCGCGACGATCGTCCGACCCAGAGCTTGAGCGGCTGCTAATGCAGTGGAGAGATGAGGCTATACGTGTAGCACGCGCCAACAACATACCGGTCAATGGGTTTCTGGCGCTAATAACTCAAGAGAGCGCTTGGGATCCAGTAGCCGTAAGTCCGGTGGGGGCTGTGGGTCTTGTGCAGCTTATGCCGGCTACTGCCCGCCAGCTTGGACTAACTGTTGATTCATCAATAGATGAGAGGGAAGATCCATATAAATCACTCGCAGCAGGTGCAAGATACATATCCCAGACTATACCTGGTGAGCTGGACTCGCCCGCCAGAAGAAAGTTGTCGGGTAGTGGAATTACCAGAACTAACCCAAATGGTGGTCGGGAATATTGGGACCGCGTTTTGTCTGCCTATAATGCTGGCTCCGGGACTGTGAATCGTGCAATAAACAATTCAGGAAACGGCGTGTTTGATTGGAGAGATAACCTCCCAAAAGACGAAACCAGGCACTACATTCACAACTTAACTCCTTATTTTGTTGGGGAGATGGGGTCAGTTGATACCCCAGAAATCCCAATAAGTGATATGGGCACGACGACATACGGAACTGAACCATTGTCAACTCCTTTGCCAGCAAATACTACAGATCCCGAGCTTGAGGAATTTGTAAACAACCTCGGGTTGAGCCCAGCTGGGCGATCTGAATTAATAATAGGTGATTAGACATTTTAAATGACTTGAGAATATATTTATGACAAAAAGAAAAGCGATCAACGTTAAACAATTTACTGGTGCTCAAAAGAGAAAAATACGCAGGATAACAAATGGGCAGCCCGCAGATTTTCCCGTGGTTGGTAGAAACAATGGACCGCTCGCGGAGCCGGTGCCAACATATGATTCCACCGAACCAGAAGTGGTTATAAAGAATCAAAATAATTCGTTTATAGTTTTGGGTCGCGACCGACCTGCAGACGTAACTTCCGGATATGGTGGAAAAGGAAACACCCAGTGCGGAGCAATTGATATAGTCGTTGGTAGAATGGCAGGCACCAAAAAGGGTCCTCAAGCGGATAACGTTGTTTCGCCAAATTTCTTTACAGACGCTGCTAGGATTAATATTAGTCAAAAAACTGATATTGACACAAACTTTGGATTAGTCGGTGACATGCAATCTATTGAAAGATCGGCGATCGGAATAAAAGCGGATGCTGTTCGCGTCATCGGTCGCGAGGGGGTTAAAATTGTAACGGGAAAGGCAAAGAATATTGAGGGAGCCGGTCCAGATGGTGAGAGAAATTCTCAATATGGTACAATTGAGAGTATAGCAGGAATAGAACTAATAGCCGGGAATGATGTAGAGGGTGATGAATTACAGCCAATTGTAAAAGCATACGCTCTAGCAGATTGTCTATCATCTCTTGTTGACAGAATAGGCGAGCTTGCTGACACGGTCAACGAAATGGCCAAAACTCAAACCCAGATGAATTTGGCACTCGCCACCCACACTCACCAGGCTGGTCCTGTCCCCACAACCCCCCCGGTGGATGCGTCAATTAAAATTGCAATTAAAGAATGTCAAAGAATAAACAATGTTCACTTAAACCTATACAAGCAAAAGATTAAGACTGAGGCTGGGTTTTCTATGACTTATTTGTCTCCTGTCGCTAAGAAATGGTTTGGAAGCCGTTGGAATAAAACCAATTAAGGATAAACAAGATGCCCTTAGACGAAAGTGCTATTTATGAACTTCGCTCTGCGACAAGAGTGGTTGGAACTCCATCCTCCGGTCGCCGCCGGCGTTGGTGGAATGAAGTTTTAGCTCCCATTTATGCTAGTGGGCTTGTAAATCAAAATCTTGATCAATTAAGCAATGTGGTAGAGAGACATTCTGGTGCCTCTGGTGCTGGTGACGTTTCATTATTTGAGGATGTTTGGTTTAATCCTGAAACAAGGGAGCCTGTACCAAATGACATTTTGGATGCTTTTGCATTTGTTGTTGTTAATTTAATATTGGATAATGTACACAGCGGCAACGACGGCGTACGCTACTCTGCCGGTGGTTATGGCGTCCTGGCTGACGCGATGGGTCCTCCCGGTCGCGACCGGAATTCTTACTCTGAAGTGGACGAATGGCTAGCTAGTGGAGAATTAACTGACGAGCAAGTACAGGACATAAGAAGAGGCTTATCACCAAATGATGCATTCGGCACAATTGATCGTGCTAGTGAAGTAGTAGGGGCACTTTTGCGCTCTGACTCTGACCGGACTGCGGCTGAGGAAGTTGGTGTCGCCGGATTTGCTGATGAGTATATCCCGCCACAAGGCTCGTATATTACGGGTGTAGACGCCCCGGTTTGTGCGGAGACCCAAGAAGAGCCGGAAGTGAATAGGACCGGGTGTATACCTGATGTGGACGCCCCTGTACCAGACTGGTCCACACAAGAGACTCCGTTTCTTAATCAAAAAAATTGCACATACTTTATTACAGTTAAGACAAATGTGGATTGCCCTGCTGCTGAGCAATTTCCGATAATTGTTAATCAATTTATGCCAGAAGCAGTATTTAAACTTTTAAACTTTCTAGGCAAAGAGTTAAGACCCTTCCCCGATACACAGGGTGTTAATGATAGAAATGAATATAACATAATAAGAAGGTATGTCCTAGACACAAAGTCCTATGAGTTTGAAAAGGCTCCAAACACCAAGATTAAGCTTCTTTATAAAATACCCTTTGGTTTAATTAAGGCTTTAGACCTCCCCCCCAAGGACCCCACGGCTGATGGACCCACTTCTGGCACTGGCGTGACACTTGAAGGCTCCGGCTTGGTTGACAAGTTAAACGCGCTCCAGCAGCGCCTATCCGCCCTTGCGATGAGCCAGGCAGAACTTTGGAATTCACAAGGCACCAAGATTCTAAAGGAGGGTACTTCGTGGGAAATTAATCTACGAAATGAAGCAAACGACATAGATTCATTAAGATCGTCAATTGGCAAGATTCTTAACGCAAATAACATGAGACTTGCAGCGGACCCTCTGGAGACAACAGCCTCTAGCAATCTGGAAAAGGAGGATGAGCTTCTGGTTGTAACTGAGTTGCAAATATTTTATGATGAAAATTACAATCTAACGTCGCTTCTTGCGAGAGAGAGGGGCGCCCCGTTTATAAGGGCAAACTTGTCATCATTGCTTGATACAGATGGTTTGCGTAATGCCACAAATATTTCTTATCTAGTAAATCTAGATGCAATTTCCCTAACCAGCAATTTGGGAGTTACGGAGTTTTTAGCGAGGTATCACTATCCTAGAGTCCAAGCACAAGTGTTCCCAAAAATAGACCTACCCCCCATTCCAGATAGCACGCAGGACAGCGTTCTTTTGCAGTCCATGATGAACGAATTGGTTGATGCGGCTGACTCTTTTGCAAAAAGGTTTGCAAATTATTCATGCATGACGGGCGACCAACTCAAGGAAAGGAACAAGCAACTTGGGGGCGCCTTCGCTGAGATGGAGGAGCTATTGTCCTTTGAAAACATAAGGTCTATTGCAGCGGATGACCCATTGATAAGCAATCTAGCCACAACGATTGAAAATATAGTCTCATCTATGCCACCCCCAAACCCAACAAAGGAAGACAAGACAGTTGCAATAGTTTGGGAAAAAATCTTTAATAAGATGAGTGCCTGTGGGCTATTGAAGTTAATAATAAAGAGTGTTGAGTTCATAGTAAAAAATGATGTTTGTGGAATAAGCCCCGAAAAAGCGCTGATTGCTGCCATCGGAGGAGTTCTGAAGAATGAACTTCCAGAAGTGCTGGAGGGAGTATTTGAAGCGCTGCCCCCTGAGTTGAGGAATTCTGTTCGTGCGCGATATACATCACGAGTTAATGCATTTTTATCTGAAATGGGGTCAAATGAAGGCGCCACTTTCCCATGGGAATATGCGCGAGAACTGGGAACAGTAGCCGCCCGCGAAGAGAGTGGCAACAACTTGTATTCAGCGACAGGCACACCATATGTGCCGCAACAATCGTCAGAACTTTGGGACGACGACTCAACTCGTGCAGCTTTTGATGCCGGTAGAGAGGGTATGCCCTATGACCGCACATCTAGTGCAGAAGAGGAGGCATATTGGGCAGGACAATCCCAAGCGCTTACAGAGGGTGCTGCCGGCGCTCCCGGTGTCCGTGAGGCATTTGAGGCAGGGCGAACAGGGGCAAACTTTCAGCCACAAAATGAGGAGCAAGCTAACGCTTATTGGGATGGGCAGATCCAGGGGCTTAATGATATAGAGCAGACAGCTTCTGAGTCAGAGATTCAGCAGCGTCCCGCTAGCGTAGTCGGCACTCAAAGCGATATTGCAAATTTTGCAAATGGAATATTAGCAGATACTTTTAAATTGCTGATGGACGCTTTTGTTGAAGCTATGAAGGAAGAGTTGGGCTTGGAAGAACTCCTTGAGGCAACAAAAGACATACCAGCGATCGGCGTGTTGATTAGGTCGGTGCCACAAATAGGAAAGTGCGTAATAAACAACAATGTGTCAGTCACTGATAAGAAGGGCAACCCAATTTCATTAAGTGCACTACAAAACACTTTAGAGGCTGCTGCCGGGCAGTTAGATATTTGTAAGCTTACTGGTGGTAATAAACCACTAACGCTTCCAAACATAGAGCTAGCCTTGAAGAGTTTAAATATTGATTCAATTTGGTCCGCGTTTGTTAACGCCTTGGTTGACACGCTCAAACAATTACTTATCAGAGTTGTGATACAAGTCTTAATGGCAGTAATCAAAAAGGCAATACAAGCCCTATTGGGCGAACTATGTGGCACGCAACCTGACACCCCAGGCAGACTTGGGCAAACACAAGCGCCCTCCTCAGCCTCCCTTACAGCTGGGTTTTCTCCAAACGCGGATAATGTGCTTCTTGGATCGGATCCCACCCGAGGGGACTTGTATAGCGTATTTTCAGAGGCATATCCACCCAGTGATCCCAGTTGTGCCTATGAGCCTGGCAGAAGAGACGTTGTCACCGAGAGTGTGAATAGGTTGATGTCATCAATTTCTGGCGTAACAGAGGAGGACCTATCACTCATCGGAGGCGCCTCAGCAACCACGTTTATCGCTAAGCTTAGTGAGCGTCTAAACAGATCACAGCTATTAGATCTATTATCTGGCACAGCAACCGACAGTGTTATTCAAGTGGTCCTAGATGTGGTTAGCGAGACTTTTAGACCATACCAGTCCGTCTTGCGAGATGCATCAACAGTTAGAGATTTTTTCCTAACTCTTGGAACCTCTATCCCAAGGGGTTTCTTGGCTGATGCTAGGGAGATGCTAGACTCACTAGAGACAGATAATTTAACAATAGCCGAAAGCTTATGCGATGAACCGCCCTCAAGTGTGCTTGAGCAGGCTCTTAGGGATGAGTGTGGGGACGCCATTACTGAGGAGCAAATACAGCAACAGGTTGAACACTTTGAACAAAGGATACAATCAATAATTGAAGATCTGACGAAAAACATGGCTGACGGGTTTGACTCCACTATGGAGGATGTGGTTTCAAAAGCCCTAGAGGGGGCTATTCCCAAGACGGACCCCGGCACCGTTAAAATGGTTGAGCAGACCGTGGATGCTATGCTTGACCCCTTCTACATGTCTTACATTGACGATCTCACAAGACCTCTTCAGCCAAACTTTGATGCGGGATTTTTAAACATGATACTATCAAATAAAGATGGAATCCCTCAAAAAGGACAACTTGAACAGTTAAAATTCTTCACAAACCTTCAGTCATTGGGGGGTGCCTTCACGGGTCTATTATCAGAGGACGCTGCCGCCACGAACCCTATTGATCCCCTCATGACTCTTTTTGGCGATATAGCCGCACGAGGCGCAAAGGAGCTTTTCCGGACACGCCTACCGGTAGGCATAGCCACTCCATTAAGGGTGTCGCTTGAAGAGGGATTGCAAGTTCGCATGAACAATAGCGTTATCACGTTGGAATTCTATTACGGTTCCGGCGCCACGCCAATTAAAACTTTTGAAATTCGGTATGACCTTTCAAGTGGTAAGTTTACATATTTGCCGTACATTAATGCTCTCGGAGCTATTCCAGTGCCGCGTGATGATGGGGTCATAGAGTTTACCTCAACTGCCACTAATGTTGCATTACGAAGGGCAAACAATTTAATTTACTTTGGAAGCCCTAGCTTGGAAGATATAGTTCAGGCAAACACTGGTCAGAGCATTGAAGAAAGGCTTGAGTTATTTTACGCTCCTGATGGCTCGGGGCTAATGAACAATGATGTGGCACTAGACCTCGGAGGAGCCTTAATATTTAAGTACATGATGGAGGACGGCTCTATGGCTCCCCCAGGATCGGAGACGTCATATGTGGGACAATATATCCAAACAAGAGACCTCCTGGAATTTTTCAGAGTATCAGTTTTAAACAATTTTGCTAACTCCGTGTCTTCCAACACTAGATGTTTTGAGTATGGTGACTACAATTTTGATACCTTTACGGATGAAGATATTAACATAGTGGCTAAAACACCATCTCAATATTTACTAGATCGTGGTTTTAACTTAGTATATCTAAATGATGGAAGAGTGTTTATGAAGCCCCCTGAAAAGAACGGCTGGCTTGGAATTAAGGACAGGCTGATACCGCCGGCTTTTGAGTCGTTTTGCTGCCCACCGCAAAAGGAGCTTTTTGATATAGAGGGAATAAAGGACAGAACGCTAGAAAGCTTTGAAAACACAGTGGACGATCCCCGCTTGCAGATGAACCCCAAGACTGTCAATGAGCCTCCGTATGCCAAGATTTTATCAAGAATGAACTTAGCCGCCATTGAGGGTGTGGTCATAACGACAATAAGGACTTATGTGGTGGAGGCTATGCTAAAGGGCGCCGCCACATTTACAAAGTTTAAGACAGAATCTTTCGGAGACTTGATGGCTGACTACATCGCTAACAAGATGCGGGAGGGACTGAGAAACCAGGGTCCTTTCCCTGGCGCCCCCACATGGCCACCAGGCTCGCCAATAGAGACTGACAAAATGTATGCGTACTGGTATGAGTTCTTAGAGCAGTGCGTGCAAGTATATTCTCGCCGAATTAAGGCTGGAACAACAGCTGTGACACCAGAGGTTGATCTCGCAATGCTAGATCTTCAAGTTGTTGTAGACTCCTATGAGCAGCCTCAAAGGGGCTCAATGAAGGAGATTAGAACAGCCATGGCTGTCAGGATAGCTACGGATCCCCTTCTAGCTCCCCTACAGCCCGCACTACCGTTTATAATTGCTTCCTTGAATTTAAAGAACTATAGAAGGTTTACAAGAGTGTCTGCCGTCAATGATAGCGAAGCTCCAGCGATGATTATTTTGAAAAATCTAATAAAAGATGAATTTTCAAAAATTTCGGACATCGTAGAAGAGGTGTTCGCCACCCCTTCAGGTGGTTGGATCGGAGATATTAATAGGCAGTATATTAATTCAACATACTCTGCAGATGGAAGGAGTATTTTTGATATATCATCTCGGGCAGAGGCGTCAGCGGGTCTACGTGGAGTAATTGCTCCTCGTATAGTTGCGTCCGGTGGTGGCTTTAGTTACGCGGTTGATGGATCATATGTCAACATATCAGACTTTACTAGTGATCAAGTTTTGTTGGAATCTTACGCAGTGGGAACCCTTACAGCAGAGGGACAATCCTTTTTCGGATCAGACGTCTTAAACAATGTGCCTATCGGAATTAGAGAACTTGCTGCGATAATGACTTCTAAAGCCCTTACCTCTGGCGAGGGTTTGCTTGGTCTTACAAGTTTCAGTTCAAATGATATATCACAATACTTCTCGTCCTTAAGATATGGCATCAGATTGGTTTATGTCCCGTCACCCACAACAACATCAAACGACGATGTTTCAAACCTGTTCTCTTGGATGACCCCCACGCTAACGTTCACGCACATCGGCTTAGATGGTACAAGCGATGTAGAATCCCCGGGTAGGTTTGCAATACCCCTAGTCCGCTCTAGTGTTTGCGAAGAGCCGCTTGTCGGGACAGTTGGACAGTTTATATCTGCTGCGGAACAATACGCTGCTGTGCCAGAAAGCGCCAATATAGAACATAGCGGATACTTCAAGTGGTCACTCTTGGCTGATAAAATGATAAATTCACAAGAGTATAATATAATGTTTGGATATACGATCCCGGTGGAAACGCTATTGTCACTTGTCGGGATATATAACTCAGAAGCATTCCTAAGTTCAATAGGAGATCCAGAGCACGACGCCTGGAATCCACTAGTGTCACTTTCGCTGCTTCATGCCGGCGCCGGTGTGGGACCTCCACCACCGGTTCCTCCACCACCGGGGTTCCCGCTGTGGAATAAGAAAGTATTCCCGAAACTTAAGAGGGGGCTTAAAAAGATGTTTAATGAGCTTTATAACTCTAACGACTTCTTATATGAGGAGGAATCTCGTGGACGACGAGGTCGCGAGCGGGCTAATAGAGAAAGGCGAGCAATGGATATCAATGACTGGCTCAGTGGCTTGTCGCCGAATGTCAGGGACCTTATTATAGAAGATGATCCGATGAGAGGGGATTGCCGCCTAGGGGGCATATCGGATGACCCGGGGTCCACTCCTGGCTCCTCTAGTGGAGTTACGCAGCCCTGGGTGACCTCGTTTGAAGGTACATCAGAGGAGGTAGAACATGACGACGTTGAAGATGGCACGGCAGATGGTAGCGCCGGATCAGAGTTGTCGGACGATGATTACAGTGGTCAACCCGCTGCGGAGGAAGCTGAAGCTGCAGAGAGAATAGAACTCGTAGAGCGAATGGGGGAGTATGCAAATGATGCATATGCTCAAGAATTGCTAGGCGAAATCCTAGCAGGATTCGGATCCGGAGCGGGCTGGGCAGCCAACGGAGGAAAAGACTGGGAAAACCCCGCCGGCGCAGGGGGAGCTTGGGACCTTGATAACTTTAGCACAGAAGCTTTCACAGGTCTAGAAGTATCGCCGTTTCAGGTTGATTTAGCAGCTGACATCGCTGCCGCCGCCGGCGGTGTTGCCGACATGACAAATAAGGAATTTAACGATTTTATTGTTACAAACTTCTCACCTGAAGATAGAGCTGCAGCCCGCGACGTGATGGAGGGCTTGAGAGACATGCCTGCCGCAGATTTAAACGCCATGGGAGATTTCTTTTTACTTGACGTGGGGATGATTGGCATGTCTACATAATAAAGTTATAACGATCTATTTACAATAGAAATAGGAGAAATAAATGTCAGGCTTAGCTGTAAAACTTCCAATCACGAGAGACAACAGGGATGGCTTTAAATTATTAAAGACTTACGAAGATTTGGCGGTACAAAACCTAAAGATGTTAATATTGACATCCCCAGGCGAGAGGATGATGGATCCAGAGTTTGGCGCGGGAGCAAAAAATCTTTTGTTTGAGCAGATGACACTGACTACGTTTGACGATTTTGAGAGCAACTTATTGGACCAAGTAAATAGGTATATGCCATATTTGGTAATTCAAGACGTCTCGTTTGATTCTGCCTTAACAAATCCCAACCTAGACGAAAACTATTTATCAATCACGGTAGCATTCTTTAATAAGGCTTTAAACACAAGGAATTTACTACGATTGCCAATAAATATTTAAATCGCGATGCTAACTAGTTATTAATAAACGAGGAAAATTTATGTCCAACGGAAACCGAAACAGACCTCCAATCCGCTACACTAGTAGGGATTTTCAATCTATTAAGGAGGACTTGATAGATTATGCTAAGAGATATTATCCAGAAACATTTAGAGACTTTAGCGATGCGTCTTTTGGCTCCTTGATGATAGACTCGGTTTCCTACATTGGTGACATTTTATCTTTTTATATTGATTACCAAGTAAACGAAATGTTTTTGGATACGGCGGTTGAATATCTTAATATTATTCGCCAAGGTCGGCAAGTTGGGTATCAATTCGGAGGTGCCGCGACTGCAACCGGAGAATGTAGCTTCTATCTGCAAGTTCCCGCAAACACAATTGGATCAGGACCCGATACAGACTACATGCCAATATTAAAAAAAGGCACTAGCGTAGCTTCAACCGAGGGCGCCACTTTTCTATTAGATGAAGACATAGATTTCAGCGATCCTAAGTATCCAAGAAGAGTGGGACCGACATCCGCCACAGGGGCGACACAATATTTTATAATAAATGCGACCGCAAAAGTCATATCTGGTCAATTGGGGACTGAGTTTGTGTCTGTTGGCGCCTTTGAAAGATTTAAAAAGGTACAGTTGTCCAACTTGGATATAGTAGAGATCTTATCTGTCTTTGACTCAGAAGGGCACCAGTATTACGAGGTGGATTATCTCTCTCAAAACGTTGTCTATCGCAGTGTGCTAAATAGGGACGCCTCAAGCGATCTAAATGACCCCGCTTCCATTATAAAACCTTTTGTTGTTCCGCGCAGATTTGTGACAGAAAGGGCTAGCAGGATAACATCGTTGCAATTTGGTTATGGATCAGAGAGCGAAAGGAACGCTTCTTCTGTCGCCGATCCATCTAACGTAGCACTACAGAGGTACGCTCGCGACTACTCATCTGATACTTCTTTTGACCCCTCTAAGCTTCTAGATACGGATAAATTTGGGGTTGCTCCGTCTAACACAACGCTGACCATATCTTTTAGAAAAAATTCAATTGGTAGGACAAACGCCCCCTCCAACACGGTTAATCAGATTGTAAATTCGTCAATGGAGTTTAAAAACCCCTCTATTCTAAATTCAACAACTCGCGCTGCCGTTGAGAGTTCGCTAGAAGTCAGCAACGTGGATCCAATTGTTGGGAATGTTGCAAATCCGAGTGCCGATGAATTAAGGGCTAATATTGCAGGGAGTTTTGCTGCTCAAAACCGAGCAGTAACAGAGCAGGACTATAAGGCACTCGTGTATTCAATACCCCCACAATTTGGCGGTGTTAAGCGCTGTGCAATCTATAGGGACTCTGATTCCTTTAAGAGAAATCTTAATCTATATGTAATATCTGAAGACAATAGCGGAAATTTGGTCACAACCAATAATACAGTCAAAGAAAACTTAAAAACTTGGCTTGGACAGAGTAAAATGATTAACGACACAATTGATATCTTAGATGCAAAGGTTGTTAACTTTGGAATTGACTTTGTAATCAGATCGGTGCTTGGTGCTCAAAAGTATGATGTTTTAAGGAGATGTGCACTTGCACTCGGTAATGCATATGATAGAAAAATGGAAATAGGCGAATCGCTATCTATTAATGATATATATCAAATACTAAACGGAATTAATGGTGTTGTGGACGTCATTCAGGTTAGAATTATAAACAAGTATGGGTCGGGATATTCCAACGTCTCCTACAGCATGGAGAACAACATGAACCAGGATGGCTCTCGTATAAATGTTCCTAAAAATGTAGTGCTTGAATTAAAATACCCTTCTAGTGATATTAGAGGAACAGTTAAATAATGGCAATAAAAAGATACATAGCAAACGCTGATACCACCATTACAAATGCATATCAATCTAATTTAAGGACACGCGCCACTGGGTCTAACATGGGTCGTGCCGACACCCTTGAAGTTTTCTCCATTTATGGTCAGGAAAGCAGTGGTTCTTCTGAGTTGTCTCGCATTTTGTTGAATTTTCCAATTAGCACAATCACCACCGACCGCGCCGCTGGCACAATCCCAGATTCTGGTAGTGTTAGTTTTTACCTAAGAATGTTTAATGCCGTAACTCCATATACGGTTCCCCGCAATTTCACCCTCGTAGCTGCAGCGGTTTCCGGCGCTAAAAACAACGACGATAGCACAACATACGACTTCAGCTGGCAAGAAGGAAATGGGGTGGATATGGAGGGCTATACTGATGTAACCCGCGATGGCGATGGTACAAACTGGTTTAATATGGGATCCAGTAGTGTGGACGACAAAGTCATAAAATGGGGAAATCAAGGTAGTATCTCTGCCGGTGGCGCATACTTTACGGACGCCTCTTCCTCTTTTACACAAACCTTTGACGACGGGACAGAAGACCTAGAGATAGACATCACAACGCTCGTAGAGCAATGGCTAAACAGCACGGGGAACGTCCTAGGGGTTAAGACCAATTACGGCATTGGCGTCCATCTAACAGCCTCGCAGGAGGCTTTGGTATTGGCTTCCGCTGCCACAACAGCCTCCCCAGCAAATACTCAAGGGGCTAAGAGGTCATATTATACTAAGAAGTTTTTTGCTAGAAGTTCAGAGTTTTTCTTTAGACGCCCAATGATTGAGGCTCGTTGGGACTCTGCTACAAAAGATGATCGGGGAAATACGTTTTACAGTAGCTCTCTGGTGCCCTCTTACGATAATTTAAACACAATATATTTATACAATTTTGTCAGGGGGCAGCTAAGGGACATACCGCATATTGGTGCCAGCGATTATCCAAACAACATTTACGTTAAACTTTACTCTGGCTCAGCTGACAACACCGGTCCATCTGACCAAAAATTGCAGCTAGTGGCAGATGGCACTCACGTTATAGCAGCCGAACCAACCGTTATTACCGGTGGGTATGTGTCTACGGGAATATACTCTGCGTCCTTTGCTATAACAGCCGCAGCGACTCCTTTGGAATATATTTTTGATGTTTGGTACTCCGGTAGTGACACGCCAGCCAACCGAATAGAATACCGCACTGGCACAATAGAGCCGAAAACTTTGACCCTCGGTGCTGACAATCCAACAACTCGCTACGTTAGTCAGATAACAAATCTAAAACCAGTTTACTCAACTGGCGAAACAGCCCGGTTTAGAGTATTTACCAGACAAAAAGACTGGAGTCCGTCTATTTATACTAAGGCTGTTTCTAGTGTGCCCCCACTTAACATTGACAGTGGGTCTTTTGCGGTGATTCGCGTTGTGGATGGGGTACGAGCGGTAGAGTTTGGGACAGGAAGTGATTTGCATACTCAACTATCATTTGATGTGTCTGGCAATTACTTTGATCTAGATATGGGAACTCTTGAGCCTGGGTATGCTTATAAAATTAAGCTTGCCTACTACAACGGGTCCATAGGAGATTACCAAGAGCAGCCAGAGGAATTTAAGTTTAGAGTAGAGTAATATATGGCTACAAAAGATCTTTACAATGGGGGTGCCCCATCCCAAGAAGCGGCGGATACGACTACCATATCGTCAGAGAGTCTAGACTCTTTAGGTGCTAACGGCGAGTCCGCTGGCAATGTGCAGGTACAACTTCAAGAAGCAAGAGTTTTCTTGCCGCCCATAGATTTTGAAACAGCATCAAACTTTGCTGTTTATGGATCCGCAGAGAAATACTACGAAGACTCAGTAGAGAGAATTTATACTCAGTATCCTTATGATGGCTCGGAAAAAGAGAAAACAGAATTCCTATTAAGCTCTTCTTATTTAGATAGATATGTCTTGGAGGAAAGATACCCACGCACGAATGGTTTTGTAAAATTTAGTCATGCTGGGTGGGGAACACGCACTGCCGTAGCTGGTGAATATGGAGCGACTGCCACATCCTCATATGAGTATATCTCTTTTAACGGCGGACCACACAGTACCTTAAACAGCACCGACCCAATTTCAGATGCATACAGTGGTAGTAGAAACCAGACAAACGTCTTTGACGTATCAACGTATCGTGGGTCAAACCTTGCTTTAAACCCTCCTAGCGGATCAACAGTTGAGTTCTGGTTAAAGAAAGAAGCCTTCGCCCCAGCAACCACAACCAAGAAGGAGGTTATATTTGACCTTTGGAATAGTTCAACGGGCACTTCTGCTCCCGGCACTGAGACTTATGGTCGCTTAATGATTGAGCTAAGTGGTACTGCTACTGATGATGAAAGCCCATTTAGAATAACTTACCAATCCGGTACCTCCGGATTCAAAAATCATGGAATAGGGGCTAATGTTACTACTGGAAATGTAGCTGATGACACCTGGAATCACTATGCTGTATCTTTTCTGTCCTCTAGTACAGATTTAGTAGCAAAGTTATATGTGAATGGTGTGCTAAATGACACACAAGTAACAGGTTCTACGGTTAGTGAAATAACTGGCAACATGGTTGCAAACATCGGCGCTCTAAGAACCTCACCCACAGGCTTAACTTTGCCTGAGATTGGATGGGGAAAGCTCTCTGCGTCTTTGGACGAATTTAGATACTGGAAAACCAGGAGAACCTCTGAAGAAATCGGCAAAAACTGGTTTACTCAGGTTCGCGGTGGCACAAACTCAGATGATGCTAATACCGCCTTGGGTGTGTATTATAAGTTTAATGAAGGAATTTCTGGGGATAGTAGCATAGATTCTAGCGTACTAGACTATTCAGGGCGCATAACAAACGGTACGTGGACTGGCTATTCAACAAATGCGAGAGAGACGGGCTCAGCCATGGTTCTGTCCAATGCTGCTGACAGAGAATTTAAAGACCCAATAATCTATCCTAGTCACCCAGAGGTTGAAACTGCGCTAATCAGCCTAAAGCAAAGTGGCAGTGTACACGATTATGAGAATAATTCTTCACTTTATCACTCTCTTCCTTCTTGGATAACAGAGGAAGACACAAGTGGAGACTTAAAGAACCTAGTTCAGATAGTGGCAAGTTATTTTGATAAGTTGCAAAATCAAATAAAAGTTTTGCCGGAACTAAGAAACCCGGCGTACTTGAGTTCAAGTTACAAACCAGCTCCGTTTGCCAACAAATTAATTTCAAATGCCGGCGTGACGTCTCCCGAAATTTTTATTGACACTTCAGTCCTTGATGAGATCTCTTCTCGCGACGAGAGCAGAGAATATGAATTAGATATCAATGATATAAGAAATAGAATTTATCAAAACATATATAACAACTTGGTGTACATTAATAAGGCGAAGGGGACTGAAAAAGCGTTTAGGAACCTAATACACTGCTATGGCATTGATGAGGATTTAATTAGACTAAATACGTATGGCAACAATGTAACTTATGAATTAAAAAACAATTTTAGATCTAGAGCTGTAGCCACTAACTTAGTTGACTTTAACGACCCAAAACGATTTAATGCCACAGTTTTTCAATACACAGCATCAGCTGTTGATAATAGTGTTGGGTTTATATCTGGAACTGCCGGCGGCGTTGACTTAGGAAGCGAGGACTACCTTGGGCTTACCTTGGAGGCTGAGGTTGTTTTTCCCAAAAAAGAAGGAGTTTGCGTAAGTGGCTCCGTTGAAACAACTTTTGTAAAGTCGTCATTGTTTGGAATGCACTCAGCAAACACCACTGATGTGGCTGACACTACGTGGCCAGCTGATGATTTTGCAGATATAAGAATATCAGCTATCCGTGACACACTTGGCTCAAACGACGCAAAATTTCAATTAGAGTCGGGTGAAAGTGGCATCTCAACGATGAATACGGTTCTGTATAAGGATGTCTATGATAATACAAAATGGAATTTAGCCCTCCGGGTTATACCTGAGAAATATCCGATCGGTGATTCTGTTGTTGGTACGACGGAGAGTGGTTCAGCCTTCACTGATACACCATTTAAGATAGAGCTGTATGGCGTAAACATGGATCTTGATGTGGTGAGAAACGAGTTCTTCTTAAGTGGAACCTTGACCAACACAGTGGGCACAAATCTCATGCGAAGTGCGAAGCGTGTATTTGCCGGCGCACACTTAACAAATTTCACCGGATCAACAGTTAACCCTTCAGATGTACGCATCTCGTCGGTCAGGTATTGGGCTAATTACCTACCAAATGAGGTAATTCGCGCCCACGCCAGAGATACAGAGAACTACGGAACCCTAAACCCGTCTAGAAATGCGTTCTTGACACAAAACTCTCTAACGGGAACATATGTCCCAGAGATAGAAACTTTGGCGCTGCATTGGAATTTTGCTAATATTACTGGCTCCGATTCATCTGGGAAGTTTACTGTTCTGGATTATTCTTCTGGGTCCTCTGAGCTGCAAAGCAGGTATGGTTGGTATGGCAATATAGTAAAAGCGCAGCACACCGGAGAGGGTAGGTTTTTCCCAACCAACAGCACCCAAGCCATAGATCGCGATTACATATATTCTGCTAAGCAATCTTTGCCTGAGATTGTTAATACTTCCGAGATGATCAATATCATGTCAGAAGATGATATAAATTTTGTAAAAACCTCTAGACCAGTCAGCTATTTTATGGCTATTGAAAAGAGCATGTACCAGGTAATATCTGACGATATGGTGAACATGTTTGCAACAATTAAAGATTTTAACAACTTAATTGGAGATCCGGTAAACCGCTATAGGCAAATTTACAAAGCTATGGAGAAAATAAGGTTTATCTACTTTGAAAACATTGAAGGCACTCCAGATTTAGACAAGTTTATCGGATTTTATAAGTGGATAGATTCCTCTCTATCTTCTTTCTTGCAACAATTAGTGCCCGCTTCCGCCGACACATCTGGAAAGATATCTAATTTAATAGAGAATCACGTCCTAGAGCGCAATAAGTATTGGTCAAAGTATACAAATCTTAAGAGATCCTCACCGATAGAGGAGACCATTGTACCATCAGCTATCGGCGGCGGCGGTGACGGTTATCTGAAGCCTCGTAGTGCAACCGACCCTACATACAGCTACTCTAAAACAGCCTCGCGAGGCACAAGATCCGCGCTCCGCCCCTCTGGTCAAGGCGGTTCTGTATCCACAAGCGGACGAGGAGAAAAAGACCGAGTCGCTGGTCCTGGCGGAACAGCTTTCACGCCGGCAGGAACAAGTCGTCGTAAAGGATCTGTGGGTGGCGCCGGTGTGATGGAGCCCGGCGGAGGTTTTGCAAAATCCCCTGCCCGAACGAGGGGCATACTGGACCCCGTTCGCGGCTCTCGTCCGGTTTCTGAGTTAGAGAGTGAACATCAGGCTTACTGGCTAATGAGGGCACCTCGTGATGTGGGGACGCTAGCCTCTGGCGATGCAGGGGTTGATGCAGACCGTCAAGCTATTCTTAGAGTCTTGCAATCTGGCTATATGCGAGATAGGAACCGTCCATATGTCTTAAATCTAATACACGAAAAGACAATTCATGGTGGTACAAACTATTCAGAAAACAAAGACAGGCACCTGATAATGAGGGCGACTGAACCATTTGGACCGCGCGCAGATTCTGGAACCCCTTTGAACGTACTGATGTTTGATGATGTTGATATCATATCTTTCCAAAATGTCACGGATGTGGTAGATCCAAACGAAAAAAGAAACTTCTCCTTTAAAGCTAGCTTCAGAAGGGAAGATGAAACTGGTGTAAAGGGAGTCGGAAACAATACATATACCTCAGTCGCGTCTGGAGAGTTAGCCGCGCCATTTAATTTGGCTAGCGGGAGTGTAGAGTCTGGATACAATTCTCTTGTTGAGACCAGATTTAAGAGCGGCAGTGTTATAACAAACCTTCACTCAGATACGTTTTTGACAAATAACGAGATTCCCATGCAGGGTCCATTCTCCCAACAGCACGTTGGCGGACATCAGTCAAGGAATGTCACAATTAACAGGTATGATGCTTCAAAATCCACTCCAAAAAATCTAGATGATTACACTACTAGACCGGAGGGTTGGAGGGCGCTTCTCGGCGATGCATATGATACCACAGATAACCAGATTCTTGGATTTGTGGGACCGGACTATCCACAGTTTTCTGCTGGCACCTACCCACAGTCGGAATACAATAGGGCAGTTAGGTATAGAAATGTTGGTGCCAAGAGACCGGTCAATATTAGGAACATTAAACATACGACGTCATCTGTAAATCTAGGCAATTACTCTAAGGAATACGAGATAATTCAAGGCGGATCTAGGTCAACAAACAACAAGTATTTTGTGCAAAATGATGGCGTCACGCTTCCGGACTTATACACCAGCACAACTTTATATAACTTCAATAGAAAGCAAATATCACTGCTATCTGGAACGCTGGGAAATATAGGCTGCCCGGGATACAGGATTGTAACACACGCTAGCCTAAACGATCCTACGGAATTTTGCTTCTCAATGTGGGTATCTTGTTCAAACCCAGCCGCCCAGTCAACCACCAGATATTTGATCTCTATAGGTAGTGATGGTGCATCTGGGGAGCGTTCCATGCACATTAACACATCCAACAAGATGGTGTTTAAGGTGGGATATACTACAACAGATGGAGTTTGGACCTCAGATTCAGCAGTGTGGAGCACGGCTGGGTGGCATCACTTTGCCCTAACTTATAAGGACGGCGATGGGGATGCAACCTTTTACATTAATGGTGACGAAGCCGGCGGATCTTTCTCGCCGTCACCAAACGGAACTTTTGAGACCCCTGGCTCAGATTCCACATTATTCAGCCGCCGCAATAATTCTACTGGTCTTATTGTAAACAACACTTCCTTCTATTCCGGTTCAGTGGCTGAGGCTAGCTATTGGAATAAAAAGTTAACCACCGCAGAGGTAACAGAGATCTACAATCGCGGCGATGCACAGGACAACCCTGGACCACAAGACTTGAACCAACACTCTGCCGCATCCAATCTGGTTTCTTGGTGGAGATTCGGAGATTTCTCTAACGATGTGGAGATGGACATGCATGACGCCAAGTCCTCCAATGACGCACTTGGTATTGCAACTGCTGCTTCAAACGGTATGGAATTAACCACCCTCACTGATGCTGACTTGCTGCTTGTAGCAGGCGGTAAATTCACAGAAATATTCCACATGCCAGCAACCACAAACATAGCTAGCGCTTTTGGAAGCGTGCCTCGTGGTGTAAACGGCGGTAATTACTTTGGGAATAAAAACTCAGCCCCTGGAACGTTAAGTAATCTATACAATCCAGACGCGCAAATTTCAGATCCCGACCGAGGCAAAAATTCAAGTTTTCTCGTAACCCGCTTTTCAGCCCCTGGTGGTGTAGACGTGGGATCCCCGGCTTACTTGGATAATATTGCCGGTGAAAAATCTGTATATAATGCACTTCCGTTCCGAAACCTACAGGTACGAGGCTCTGGTAGCGGAGAGGACAACACTATTGGCATTACCGATCATTTGGGGCAAAGAAGGGGCTTGCGAACACTAAGGTCTTTACATGCCGGGAAGTTTGGGCACGACTCTACGTATGGTAGTGTTCCCTCTGTGGGCTATGTCACTCAGCCAGCTTTTCAGAAGAATAATAGGAATACTCGCACTAGATATGAGTTTGTGGGAGAAAAGGGTTTCCATCAAGCTGCAGCTGTTGAGGAAAAAACAGTATTTGATAATGCTAATGTCACGCATGCTATTCCCAGATCAGACTTGCAATATTCATGGATTTCCTCCTCCTTCCAGTCAAAAGAGATATTTGGGCACGCCTTCGGAGACAGTTTTATATCCGACTCTTCAGGGGTGAAGCAGGCAATAACTTTTATATCCTCAAGTTTTATAAGCGCTTCTTTCGCAAACATGGAGGGAATAAGAGTTGATTTTGTTAACCTTAATACTTTGGTAAATGACCCTATTGATATAACCAACAACATACTCAGTTCTTCTAATGTCAGCAGCTATCTAAATACCCAAATTGGCTCTCTGAACTCTACTGATTATTTGAATGCTTTGCTGCTACATAGAAATGGTCCTTACGGAGTAAACTCTTGGAAGCAAACAAGGGTTGGGGAGAGCCCCGTCGCAAGGTCCCTAAGACAGCGAAATATTATAAGTTTCGTAGAAAAGAATAATCTAGAATACCCTCCCGCTGATGTGGCTAGCGATCCAAAGCCTAAGTATGGTAGCACAATATCATTTACTGAGTCGCCCGTTAGCATGAGGTTTAAACCTTTGACCCAAAACATTACAATAGATGAGCTTTTGCCGGATGGAAACATACAGGAAAACCAGGTCTCTGCGCAGACCAGTTATGGAAATATTGTTGGGTCCTTTAATAACCAGGAGCTTGTAAATCGTTATAATATTTCTCAACAAAGGGAGACTCCATATGATGATATAAAGAGGCTATATCTAAATGGAGGTGAGGCTGATCCCAACAGCCCCGTGAGGTCTTTTGGATCCTTAGTTTATGGCGAGTGCGTATACCCTGCAGGGATTAATGCTTTCTCAAGTAGCATTAGAATAAGAAAGGATTATCAAAATAATTTTTGGAGAGATGCCAGGAGTGATAGAACCTTAACGAATGTTTCAAGCGTATCTCACGTTGTAATACCTAGCGAGAGTATGTGGCCACTTGATGCAAATGAGGACTTTTTAACAGATAATCAGTGGGAAGCAAACACATCTGTCGGCGGCGCCGGTGTCTTACAAAACCAGTATTCACAAGTACACATGGGGATAATTAGTAAGATTACAGCTTCGGCATACTATGCCAGACGCCACGATGTTGATTCAAAGGCATCTGTAAGCTATCCGTCAGGTCTTGAGATACCCTCTACCGGAACTATTAACCTGTTTACTAAATTCTTCACAGTGCCTCTAAACGGATTTCAACAGTTCCTTGGCGGTCAGGCAAAGTGGGATGCCCCGGGGCAAGCGGGGAAGAATCCTTGGTATAACAGTTACGATGATTATGCTGTAGAACTAAGAGCCCTAGGAAAATCCTATTCAATAGTTCCAGAGTTTAGAATAAGTGACCATATAGACTATTACGTGACTCAGAAGGGTGGTGACTTTTTAGCTGAGAATCCAACTCTTCTCATTATGACCGGCGGACTTTCGGATAGAGACAGGAGCGATAAGCAGGATTTCTTTAAGACTTATACAAATTCTGATTTTCTAAAATACTTTAAGTTAATCAGAGAGGAACATGAAGATATAGCACAACCTTCAGCGATCTCTCTAGAGTGTAGCGCCTTATTGAAATTTCTACCTTATGATGGATTTTATCCTGCAGAAAGAACTGTTCAAATGGCTAAGCAGTTTTCCGCATCTTACGGACCTCACGTCGCACTTAAGGGAGGCACAACAGAGACTTCAATCCCAAGTATTGGCTTTAGAGCGTTTATGGCTCCATTTTATGCTCCCGGCATAATGTTCAATACTATAAAATCTGGCATCGCTGTTGATTATCCCATGTTCTCAGCCAGTATGGATAAAATATCTGCGTTCTCAAAAGCTACAGAGTTGGCTTCTAAATTTATCTCCGGGTCTGGAGACTCAGGGAGGTTCCACTACCGTATACCATTTGAGTCATTGGTAGAGCCGGAAAAATACATCACAGACAAAGACATGGTTGACATGGAGGTGCACCTAAGCACCTCAATTAATGCAACTGCCTCCTGGGGCGGCGGCGGTGATGATCTTTATAAGATGATGGCGCATAACTTCTTTGCAGAGGTCCCAGAGTTCTTCCTGCCAGATCAGCAGTTTGCAACACTAACATCAAAGCCTGAAAGCCGCTTTGAGTCTGTAAAAATTGGCGAACGATTTGTAGCCAGAGTAAAGATGTTTAAGAGCTTAGACAGACCTATGTTTAGGACAGGAAACTTGGGGTATAGAAATCCCTTTGTCCCCCTCAACGTGGGCACTGACGAAGCTGACATACATGAAACGTTCACTATGTATAGTAGACCAACCGCCTTTGGTCCTCCCTGCGCAGGAAATGCATATGAGTTTGATTACACTGCCTTAAACGGGATAAATACACCGTTTACGCCCCCATATTACAATGGTGAGTCATGGGCAGATATATTCTTCACGTCACCCAGGACCTCTACAACGGACAAACCTATAACGCTTCAAGAGATATTCTCCCCTGCAAATCTCTCAATATCTTATTCAAGAATAGGTAGTTTGTGGTCCACAACAAGCGATAATGTTATGTTGTCATCTGGAAACATAGAGCATAACTCCATGCAGCTAGATGCATCTCTGAATCTGCTTGGCAAAGCCCAAGTCAAAAATCTTATATACAATCCGGCTACAGGTCAGCCCACATCAGTTTCGGATTCGGAAGAAAACGTTTGGGTCATTCAGCCAAAATTTGAGACCCCCATGCTAAACTTTAGTGGGGCTGTGGTTACAAACCCAACCTATGGATCTGCTAGTGTAGCGCGTGGTATGTGGCATCAATATGGTGACCTACCAGATGATCCAAGTAAGGGAATATTCATGCAGATAACAGATATTCCGGATAACTATATAGAAAAAGCTCTTGGGGGGACGCCAGCAGATACTGGATCTTTGGTGGACTTGGTTGGCTTCTCAACCGCTCCAAAGCGTCTTGGTGAAATTGCAGATACAAAACTAGTGAGAGAAGCCGTGGTTGCAATACCCTTTATTGAGGAAGCTGGCGAGCGTAACTTCTTCTCTCTATCTCGTAGGTCTATAGATCTGGCAGTCCGAGTTATAGATTTTGAAGAAACTCCGGATCCAAATGACGAATTCTCCCCCGGCGGAAGCATTATAGACATGGTGCGATCCATGAAGCGATACGTGTTTCCCCCAACCATGGACTTTTTGCAAAACCCAGATCGTGTTGATCCGTTCGCAATGTACATATTTGAATTTGAGCATGCCTTTGACAAGCAGGACCTTGCAGATATGTGGCAAAATCTTCCTCCGAAGATAGCGTTCTCTTTGGATACGCTCTCTAACACGTATAATAGTGGTCTGGCACCACCCAGCAGGCAAATTCAAAAGAGAGTAAAGATATCTCATGAATTAATGAGTCAAGAACTTTTGACCTCTGAAACACCCAGTAGGATTCAGTGGATGGTGTTTAAGGTTAAGCAAAGGGCAAATAAGAATTACTTCTCTAAAGTTGTAAAAGATTCTGTTAACCAAGGTCAAGAGTTCCAGAGAAGTTTGACAGCGCGCATCGGAAGAGAAGACTCTGGAAAGTCTTTTGATCCACCCTATAGCTATAATTGGCCATATGATTTCTTTTCTCTTGTGGAACTAGTTAAGTTAGACGCAGAGATGGAAATTTCTAAGAGAGATGAAGAGTAAATATGAGGTTCTTTGACCCAAAAGAAGAGGTTCTAGATCTAGAAATTACTCCATATGGAGAAACCCTCTTAAAGAATGGAATTTTTAAGCCCGTTTATTATGCATTTTTTGATGATGACATAATGTATGATGGTACAGCTGCCTCTGTAGAAGAATTGCAAAACCAAATAGAAGAAAGAATACAAACTAACACTCCGAGACTTAAAACACAATATATCCATACGGGTTTGGAGACGAGCTTACAAAGCCAATTAGATAATATATTTGACGGAAGAACCCCTGATCCTGAAGAATTTGCAATCATTCAGCCCACAATTGAGAGAGATTTTACATTGGTTAGCCCAATTGGCTCAATGGAGATTGGTAGTGAGTTTTCTCCATCTTGGAGTTTAAGATGCCTTAAAGGGAAAATTCGCGAGGTAGAGAACCACCTTTCTAGCTCTGCCAACTCTGTAAAGAGGGTTCCACAGGTTGATATGGACAATACTTTTAAAGTAGCCGTTGAGAACATAAACGCAATTGATGATAGGAAGGCGTTTAACCGCGTGGCGATTAGCTCTCCTTACTCTGATGGCACGTTTTTGTACAAATCTATAGATCGTACTAATATGATCTTCAGCATTGATGAGCTTAATTCTTCTGCTGGCACAGAGTACGACGTAGAGGTATTTCTAGTTGAAACTGGCTCAGTTGTGGCTGACGGGACCGAAACTGAAACCCTTATTCCTCTAAAATTTCAAAAACAATATCAGCAGGTTGTAGATGGGTTTTTGGTAGATGATCCAGAATTACAGATGTGGACTAGCTCAACGGATCCCACATATGTTGAGTATTATTTTCAGCTTAATGCGGATCATGAGATTTCCGAAGAAGAGATCTGCCCCCTAATAAACGACGTTAGGTTTAGAGATGTCTTTGTTGAGAACAACCCCTTTGCCTGCGATGACGTCGCCCCAGCGTTACCTCTGTTTGATGTATACTATACTGATGATGAATACGATTGCCCTTAGAATAGGACTTAGCTATGTTGACAGTTAATCAGACGAGCATAAAAAGCTCCACAGTACCAAATGTTTATGTTAAGACTATTGACATAAGAAATGCGGGGTCTTTGGACCTTAGAAGATCTACAACTACGGGAGACTCTAGGGCAATACGCAGCACAAGAAGCTATCCCGGCGCTGACATAAGTTATAATCCACCTGTTACGTTTGGACGAGGAAGCACCACGGATGAGGGACTAGCTTCCACTTTAAAGATAATCCTACAGGACACGTATTCAAGTGGGGCTCCTCAAGGTTGGCTTTCTCGCGCTAATAGGCAAGACAGAAGATTTTTAACCCTAAAAGTTATTCAAAGTACAAACTCTAGACTAACAAGGGCTTTATCGCAAGGTAATTTTTTTGATACACCAAATGCGTCTATTCCTAGGGGGTTTGTCAATTTTGTGGATTATGAAATAAAAGAAGTTAGTCTAACCAGAGATCTAATGTCTCCAGAAAATTTGATAATAGAGGAGAATCCAAACTCAAACGTTGATATTGTAAGCTTAATAAAAGAGCTGACTTTTAGCGTGCCTCGGTCTACGCCATCTCATTTATCGTATTTTGTATACTGTGAGATTTCCGCAGACGATAATGGCGCTGCTCGCGTAAACACGCATGGTCCAGTCATAAGAGAGACGGTAATTCAGCGGTCAAACGTTGTAAACCTATCTAGTGTTTTGTATGATTCTAGCGAGAGAATTTGGGCGGGACCCGCCCACAACCATCCACAATCGGGTTGGATGGAGGGTGCCTATCATACAGATCAGCCTCACGGATCACTAAGCAGAATAAGAGTTCCAAATTTTAAGGTGAAAGATTCTAGAATTTTTAATTCAATCCTTGAGATGCCAACAGACTTAACAATACCTGCAGATCAAACTAGAGAGGATTATTTCTCAAACGCATACCTAACACGAGGTGAGGCAAATAACTCTTCACTCATGTTTAGTTTTGACCACCTAGCGTATATGATAAGCAACTCTAAGTTCGGAAAGTTGTTTTTAAATTCTAGCGAGACGGTGGTCCAGCAATTGCTATTAAGATCAAAAATTACAGAATTATCAATAGTAAGAAGAAAGGTTAGAAGCGCTGTTAGGCAGAACACACTAGAGAGCACAGCAGAAAGAGCAACTGAAATAGAGGGCGATGAGGAAGAAGTAGTCTTAGTTACTACCTCTGACTCTAACTACGTTTTGACTGGTGCTGCAAAGTACAATGCCCCGGGTGCTTATTATAATCGCGCAGTTAACTTGTCTCTGTCAGAGACGCCTCCAGCCGGGTATAATAAGATGGGGCAAATACAAGAGTTGAATATTTCTACTAATAGGGGTCGCACATTTTCTGTGGTAGATACGGACATCGCTCAAAAGTCGGGCGGCAAATATCAATACTCAGTTAGACTCCAGGTTGATGACGGGGCTTTCTCTTATTTAAGGGATAAAAAATCCGAGCTTGCTCGTGCGCGTAGAAGTATAATGGACTATAAAGAGCGTTCGGAAAGAAATCAAAGTTTTAATGCGAGAACGAGACAGTTTACCCAAAGATTTATAAATAGCGAGATTGACTCTTTCAATTACATAGTTTTGGGACCTCAAGAAATAGCAACACCGGCAAACTCTATCAGCTCTCGCTCTAGCCGAAGAAGCATTCAGCCGTGGCTCGCGGCGATAGTAAAATATGTTGAGATTTTAGATTTGTTAGCAAACGTCACTAATGAAAGAAAAAATAGAATTGTCCGGTCCATATACTCTCACATCAACCCTATAAGTGGAACCCCGCAAGGAATACAGACATTTTTGACACTTATGGAGTCTCTAGATAATAAAATACAAACACTCTTAAGTCCAGTTAGGCTTGGGCACACAGAGGATAAAAGTTCATCTTCACAGGCAGCACCGCAAAGGTTTATCTCCTCAGAGAGTCATTTTTCAGATATTTTTGATGCAAATGTTACAAGGTCAACCGGATTTAATTACTTTAATACGCGACCGCCATCAGCTGATATATTATCAATAAGTGTTGAACACTTTCAACAAAGAATGGAGTCTGAGATTAGTAGATATTCCTCAAACTTATATGATCAAGATCAGTTACAAGAAGAGTTTGAATTTTTAACCACGCCCATGGCTGCCGCCTTGGTCTCTAATACCACAAGATACTCATATATTGGTCCCTCCACGGTTGAAATTGGAAGTCGCATGGTTGATTTATTATCAGAAAGCAGAGACGACCTAGACTACACTGCTGTAAAGGGCACGCTACTTAGTATATTATCCGATGGGTCTAGTCGCTCCCTAACACTGCCGGTTAGAAAAGATATGATCGCTATGCTTGGAGACTCAAACAAAGGGGCAACAAGACAAAGGCTGGACCGGCTGGACGCTGGTCTGCGCTCGCTAGCTGAAACAAATGGAATTTTTATTGAAAGAGGATCCCGCAGCATAGTTAGAACATCAACAGAGATGACGACGACGCCTTCCGATGAAGCGGTGGCGTCACCTAACGGCTTCTCTAAAGCCCCTGCAAGAGAGCCTGAAAACACTGACAGACAAGTTAGCCGTCCCGCTGGAGCGCTCGCTGTGCTTGGTAGAATTACGGACAGAATATCACTGTCGCAGGGGTCAAATGGGACCACTCCCGTGGTATATTTTGACCTAACCAGGAATGATAATTTAATAAATGCAAACATTGTGGCAAATAACCAAACAACGGACAACGCTCAGCGTGGAAACGAAATATCTAGCACCATTGACTTGTTGCCCCAACAAGTAAAGCTACTATTAAGAAATAGAGGTAGCTTCTACAACAACACTACTCTGTCAACAACTGCATCAGATTCTCAGACTGATGGGTTCATTTTTAATTTTGGAATGTTAAGGATCGTTGAGTATTTAAGCGGATATACAGGCGGTCTTATAAAGTCACCTTCTTGGACAAGGCTGACACCTCAGATTATTTCTGGTCTTGGCAAACCAATTATGTGTAGGATTCGTTCGTACTTGGACGCTGATGTAAATATAGGTATTTTTGAGACGTTTAATACTGTGCCAGTCTACAATGAATATTTTATTATAACCCCACGCCAGGCTGATATAATTAAAAGACCAACACTTGCAGCCCCCACAACTATTAACAATTCGCCAACTCAAGGGTACAATAAAGAAGAGTTCTTAAGAAGCGTAGAGAGGGATACCTTTGTTAATTTAATGGTGATGATGTCTAGGCACAATATACTGGGTCAAAAATATCAATATTCTTGGACAGATACTCCACTTGCACCAACAGACCGAAGGGGTAAAACGGTTGGCATCCCAGGTGCCCCCCGTAGCTCTGCGCCGCCTGCCACCCAGAGGGCTCGCCCCGCACGCACTACAGGCGCCCCCACCCGAAGTGCCCCCAGTGGACCCACCGGCGCCCGCGCTGGCGCTAGAGCCACTACAACCGCCGGCGGTGGCGGCGGAGGAGGAGGTTATTAGTTATGGCTGATTTACCAGGAAGCCCATTAGAGGATTTCACGCTAGATAGGGAAGACGTTAATTTCCCTCAGAGCAACCTAGCAAAAAATAATTTTGTCACTGACGCAAGAAACATGGCAGATACTCCCGGGTCTTACATTGGAGACCCAATTCGCAGGGATTATAATTCTTTGTGGGAGAGGCGTCCTGGTAGTTCAGGTTGGCCACAAATATTTTGGGGTCGGAGCACGCTTGGTGGTGTCAACATGCCTAACTTTACGTTAGCGTCTTCCTCTCCGTCTCTTCTCCCCCCTTCATCTCAAAACCCATTTGGAGCGCTTGTTGAGAATATATCACTTGTTGGCAGGCACGAGCGCTTCTTAAACCATGATAGCTGGATTGACTATATCAATCAAGTAGAGTCTATTCGCGAACAGCAAGGCGGAAAGTATTTGGACCATACGATTGTCTATGGCACTCCGTTCACAGCCTTAGAAGCCTCACGATTAGACGGCAACTTGCCCCACGGCTCTCTTTTGGCTACTACAAGGTTTGACTATAGTTTTTATATGAAAAATTATGAAACCGTGGCTGCCTCTGCACCAGAGCAATTGCTCCCCGATTTATACACGTTTTATCTAGAAAAGGATAGGCAACTAAATGACGAAACCGCTTTTAATAGTGTTTTAGCTGTTGTTGGGGAGGGGTCTTTGGTTGGTGTGGCGAACATAGCCGACGCTGGATCAGATTACGATACAAACTATCTTTACAGTGACTTTATAACGCTAAACCGCTCCATCCCCCAAGTGTTTATGAACACATATAATTTCAGACCCACAGCAGCTGGTCCAGCATTTGTTAAGCTCGGCGAGCAAGATAGGGGAGAATATTACGATAAGTGGGCTAGAAAATATTCTGAGATATTGCTATCTCCGCTAACTACCGATGAGGAGGCAGCCGCCCGCGCTGGTGTTGTTGAGATTGGTAAAAAATATAGAAACGTTCTAATGACATTGCCGGCACTTAAGTACGCACAAACTAACATGAACTCTTTTAAAGAGTTGTTCCCGATGTTTACAGAAATCAATCTACCCTGCACTAGCCCTAACCAGATTAGCGACAAAATGACTGAGCAGCGTATAGCAAAAAATGTCATGCACAGCCTCTTGGCTGATTCTGTGCGTTTTTCACAGGGTGACGCAAACTATACGAGCACGGTGAACTTCATACAAGAGTATCGTCGCGTCGGCTCTGATGGGGCTCAGCACAGATTTTTGCTTGATGAAGAAGTCGCTGGTGCCACAAGGTCGGTATTTGATTTAGAGGCATGGTTAGACCAAACGTCAACGCAGATAAACAATTTAACAGATATGTCGGGAGATTTTGCTAGTACCGAGGGTGCAGAGTTTGCACTCTTAAATAGAAAAATAAACTTAACAGGCGGTATATTTGACGAATTTCCATCTGTCTCAATGTTAGAGTCAGCCCTATCATCTTTAGAGTCCCGTATCACTGAGCTTTGCGCGGATAATTTAAGAAGCTATAGACAACTTCTTGGTGGCGCCACTGCTTACTCTGAAGATTTATTTTTTCAAATAATAAAATATCGCACCCTTCCCGGTGGCTTGGTGGATAGTGGACCAATGGAGACACGTCCTTCTAGAAACAGGGAATTTATTCAAAACTATTTTATTCCAAATGGCGATGAGGATACAGTTAATACAGTTTTTGAGCTAATTGATACTCAAAACCAATATGGTCAAGAATACGAATATGAAGTATTTACACACAGAATTGTAATTGGATCGGAAAGCAATATTTCTCCAATTTTGTGGTCCACCTCTCCTCCAGGGGGACCTGAGTCGCTAGACCTTGGACCCTTGTCTGACGAGGAGCAGGAATACTATGATAGATATGGAAGCCTTTTACCAGACAACCATAGGTACGACCCGGCGACAGACACCGTTTATGTCTTGGTAAACTACGAAGATATTGAGGCTATAGGTTATGAGCCAGACTATGATGATTTGCCCCCCGCCGGCGGATCCAGCAGTTCTACAGGGGTTTATGCGACCGGCGGCGGCACACCTTTTGACGACAGTAAAGACGACGATGATGGTCTGGCTGATTTCACTGGCGCTGCGGACGGACTTGACTCATATTTTAATGAGCTTGGCACGGGCAGACGAGAATATTATAATAGGTACGGACACTACCTGCCCCCGGGTTATATCTACGATCCTGACGAGGACGAGGTCTTAGAGGTGGTTGAGGTTGCGTCCTCATCTGCCGCCGCTGGGGATTCACCGTTTGATGAGCCGGATGGACCTCCCGAGATTCCCGCATACACAGCAAACTTCACAGTTACAACGAGACCCTCTGTAAAGATTATAAGACTTCCATTCTTGTCTTATCCAGTTGGAGATAGCTCTTTTAGCCGGGGAACTTTCTTGGATGACCCGCCTGTTCCTCCCGAGGTGGATGTTATTCCGTATAAGGGAATAAACAACAGGCTCCTTTTTAATTTAACCAGCGGCTTCGGCGAGAACTTCCTTGAGCCAGTATCTTTTAGTAACGAAGAGGAAGAGTACATCAACAGAATTAAGACTACGCGGTCAATTATAGATTTTAATCCAAATGAGAGTCGCATATTATACGAAAATGATGATCTAACCAAAGAATTTGAGGTGCGAAGAATAGTCGGCAGAATGCCAAAAAGCTATGAAGATTTTAGAGATCTCGCGGAGGTTTTCAGGTCATCAACAGCAGTGGAGAGAGATTTTGGGTTTAGAGCGGCAACATCCACTTCTTTTATTGATACGATTGCGCCAAATGTGCCGTCTTACTATGTTTTTAGAAGTTTTGACATCCATGGTCATGCATCTTATCCAAGTGCAGTATATGAAGTAATTTTAAGAGACAATAGCGGAGCTGTATATCCAGAGATAAGCGTCATAGACTTGCCAAAGCTAGCAGAAAGAAGACCCACCTCTAGAGTTATGAGGAGATTCTTGCAAATCAAACCTCAAGTAACCCAGGTGGATTATAGACCAAGCCCAATTGATCCCTCAACAGGAGAGTCGCCAGTATCAGCACCTTTGGGATCTGATTTGCCTATTGGGTCGGCAAGCGAAAAAATATGGGGCAAAAAATTTAAGATTAGGCTTACTTCTAAACAGACTGGTAGAAAAATAGACCTTAACTTAAACTTTGAAAAAGAGTATGATTCTGATAGGGTTGCTGAATACACCATAGGCGGCGTATCACCGGATACACTTGGGCTTACCCCAACGGCTGTTGTGGATGGCGGTCGCCCTCCGGGTTGGGTCGGACCTTGGCCACCGTCAGTGCCAACATAAATTAAATGAGAAACTATTTAAATAAAAATGGGTAAAATTCATTAAAAAATCACTAATTATATTTACGAAGAGGTAAAAATATGGGATTCTTGGACAATTCGGGCGACATCATTCTTGACGCCGTGCTTACAGATTTGGGTAGAGAGAGGATGTCAAGAGGAGACGGCAGCTTTAGAATTACAAAGTTTGCCCTCGGCGATGATGAAATAGACTACTCTTTATACAGAAACGCAAATAGTTCACAGGGCGCCCACCCAAGTGGTAGTGCCTATTATGATATTCAAGTTTTGCAGACTCCGGTCTTGGAGGCATTCACAAACAATTCTAGCTTCCTAAAGAGCAAGTTAATATCAATTGGCAGAACAAACCTATTATACCTCCCCGTGCTAAGAATAGCTCAGGGCACAGAGGGTAGGGAAGACTTCTACAATGGCTCCTATTTGATCGCCGTTGATGAAAACACCCAGGGAAATGCGAGGACCACAACTAACGCAGTTAATATGAACACAGCTGGAATATTCTACGGCGCTAGCGGCTTTGATAATGACTTAACTCCCATTACTGTTGATCAAGGTTTAGACACCACGGAAATTTCAAATGCAAATGCGCTAGATGCAACGCTCGTTGAAACGCAATATATGGTTGAGATTGATAACCGTTTTGGCGGTATAGCTAACGCTGCCGGCAGGAGGGCTAATGTCTCATTCATTGACGATGATAACATTGCTACGTATTATCTATCTTTGGGAACTGATACAGCTTTCTTTGAGGATATTAGCGACACATCTGTCCTGTCTCCGCTCTCTGGTCCTCGGGGGACAAGACTTATTTTTAAAATAGCTTCGTCGGTAGAGTTGGCAACCAGTGACTACTTATTTAATAGACTTGGTGGCACAGTAGATCTGCCTGGTTTAGATGGTGGCACGATAAGTAACGTAAAATTCATAGACTCTACGGCTAGGGTCACTGGTGTCACTACTGGGTATCGTCTTGATATACCAATTAGATTCATAAAATCACCCACATCATAAAAAGGATAGAACATGGCTAGCACTTTTAAAACTCTACAAGGCGACGATATTGTCTCAACTAGATCGCTGCTCCACGAGGCAATTCCGATCACAGGCACAATCGTTTCGGGCACATACAACTTTGAGGGAAGTGATGAAAATATCAAAAACTACTCACATGGTATGTTTCAGAGCGTATATGATTACCCCTACTTAAGTTCTTCTGCTAATTATATTTTTGATCTAACCATGGGTTACGCCGCGACGTCTGGTCTTTCAGGAACCACTGGTCGGAACATGCAGGACAAGAAGATAAATATTTACAATCAAATGTCTCAAGTCTTAATGGGGTTTGATTACACCGGATCAGTGCAGTTGTTTGATGAGGATGGTGATCTTTCTGCTGGCGGCACAAAGATGAAAGAATGTTTCTTCATGAATTTCTCAAGACTCCTCACGAAGGACGAAATTAAAAAGGGAACTTTTAATCTTGAGTTGGGTGTGAGTGGTAACCACGCTGCTGCCCTTTCAAGTGAGAGGGTCTTGCTAGCCGATACCGACGCTGCGACAGAGTTTAAAGTTAATTCCCCAGCAGGAGAATACGGAATCTTGTACGCAACAAATGCTTTGGGCACCGCTCTAAACATGGGAAACCCAAACAACTCAAAGGCAGTAAAAGCCGGTTTGTTGTACTATCAAGCCGGAATCGCGGTCATTACGGGATCCGTGTTTAAGGCGTTATTGTCCGGCACGGGCATTGTGATGGATATGAATGGTAATAGTGAGAATGTTAATTCGCTGTTCACTGGGTCATCAATCTCTGGGTCATGCACTGATTTTAGACATAGAATGTTCAACCTATCATTCAACAACACAACGGAGTTAAATTCTACTGTTTATTTCTGTCGTGCAAATAATAAGGACTTTAATTACTCCTCAAACCCAACTTATTTGACCGCTAGTAAGATTCGCGTAAAGGAAGGCGTAACGGATCCCCCGGTTAGCTACATTACAACCGTTGGATTATACAGCCCAGATAATGAATTGTTGGCAACGGCAAAGCTTTCTGAGCCGCTTAAAAAGGACCCAACTACAGAATTGAACATTAGAGTGCGTCTAGATTACTAACATAAACTATTTACTTATGTTATGCCATATTATAAGTTTGATGAGAGTGATATATTCTATAACAGAATAAAAACTCGCCCTAAAAAGCAATTCTTCATATACGACTCCACCATCTTCCTAGATAACCAATCTCAGATTACTGGTGCGTTTACTAGTAGAGTTCCATGGCAGGAGACTGGATTTGTTAGTATTAATGAAATTAATGTTGACAGAGCCCCCGACCAACTTGTATACCCGTTTGTTGTTAAGAATGGAAGTCTGGTAACTTTTAGATCAATAAGCACAGCGAGTTTTGATCTAGATTACGGCTATGGGGACACAATTACAGGCAGTTACCCAATGTCTGCTAGTGTGTCTAGAGAACTATTTTTAGAGACCTCCACCACGAGAGACACTGGTTCAAATAAGATATTAGCACTAAAAAACACCCTAAATTATTATACCCCCGTTAGCAGGCATTATGAATATTCTTCCTCCTTGCAGGATAAAGCTTTTCAAGCCATAAATTTAATAAATGTGCCGTCTATTTTTTATGGATCATCTATAGACAAGGGTAGCATAGACTTAAGATTTTATCTAACCGGCACCCTGATAGGAAGATTAAGGGATGAAAATAAAAACGGAGAGCTAATACAAGTCGGACCCTATGGCAGCACAGGCTCAGGAAGTGTTGCCGGCGTTGTCCTATACAACGAGGGGGTTATGTTGCTAACCGGCAGCTGGTCGCTTGAGGATAATGGGCTTGATTATACAAACACAAACACGGCAACAAAGTCTTCATGGCTATACTACGCTGTGGGCGCCCAGGACGGCATACCTGCTGAAACCAACACAGCGCTCTCCAGGCTGTCTGCGAGCTATTCGCTAGAATTTAACGGAACAAACTACGTTCCGGTCATGACAATGTTGGCACATGCCCCCCGAGGTCAATTAAATTATTCAAGTAATCCAACTTTTTTGGATTTATCGGCAGGAAATGCTAGAGTTTTTCATAGTAGCTCCATGTCTTACGCAGAAAACTCTGCACAAAAAGTTAAAAATACGGTATCATCATCTTATACGTTCCCAACTGGAACCTATAAACCACAAACTTTTATTTCAAAAGTAGGTGTGTACGATGAGAACAAAAATCTTATCGCCATAGCGAAGGTCGCGACTCCTGTGAAAAAAACAGAAGAGCGAGATTTTACTTTTAAACTTAAACTGGATTTTTAATGATTTTAGGATTAGACGTCAGCACCAGCATCACTGGTGCGACGGTTGTTGACAAAGACGGAAAAGTCGTCTATACTACTGCTTGGGATACAAGAAACAAGAAGCACTTCCCAACACTCATCTCAAAGGCAACGTGGATTGAAGAGCGCTTAATTGAGATTGGTAAGAAGTATAAGGTTAAAGAGATTTATATTGAGCAGTCTCTGCAATCTTTCAGATCGGGCTTCTCATCAGCAAAAACACTCTCAACATTGTCCCGATATAATGGTATAATATCATGGATATG